GGAAGATAGTGAAGAGGAAGCTTCAGTAGAAGAAGAATCTTAACGACAACGAGGTTAGGAGTGCGACTTTGTAAAATCCTACGAAACATTAGGTTAAGTATGAAACACGAATGAGAACTAAACCACCACGTGACTAACCTCACCTTTTTTATAGGAGATAGAATTGAATACAAAATTTATTAAACATAAGCTACCCTGTCCCAAGTGTGATAGTAGTGATGCTGTTTCTTTGAATGCTGATGGGTCTGCTAAATGTTTTAGCTGTAATGCTTTCATTCCAGACTATGACAAAGCAGATGATATGAGTACAAATACTAACACTATTGTACCCATGAAACAACCAGAGACATCATTCTTGAACTCATACACAGGAGTATATGCACCATTGACTGATAGAAATATATCAGAACAAACTGCAAGGAAGTTTGGTGTAAAGGTTGTCAAAGACCATGCTGGTCAAGTCAAGCAACATATCTATCCGTTTCATAATGGAAGTGAGATAGTTGCAACCAAGACTAGGTACGTAGACAACAAGAACTTCTCATGCAATGGTACGTTTGAAGGGACAGGGTTGTTCGGTGAGCAACTGTATCGCAACAAAGGTGGTAAGTATTTAACCATAACTGAAGGTGAGTGTGATGCAATGGCAGTCTATGAACTCATGCAAGGTAAGTCTAGTGTAGTATCTATTAAACGTGGAGCTTCATCTGCTGTTAAAGATATACGAGAGAGCATTGAGTTTGTAGAATCATTTGATAATGTTGTTCTTTGTTTTGACAATGACAAAGCTGGGATTGAATCTGCTAGACAGGTTGCAAGAATCCTCAAGCCAAGTAAAGCAAAGATAATAAACTTACCTAATGGCTACAAAGATGCTAACGAAATGTTAGCTAAGAAGAAGTTCCAAGAGTTCTCTACTGCTTGGTGGGAGGCAAAGACTTATACTCCCTCTGGTATCATGGAACTATCCAGTAAGAAGGATGAGTGGCTACACAGAGAAGAGAAAGAAAGTATTGCCTATCCTTGGGAGGGACTGAATAAGAAACTCTATGGTATGCGTAAGGGTGAGTTAGTCACCTTGACAGGTGGTACAGGACTAGGTAAGTCTAGTGTGACTAGAGAACTTGAACATCATCTTATCAAGAATACCCAAGATAATGTTGGTATCATAGCACTAGAGGAAAACTGGTTGCGTACTGCTGATGGTATTGTATCTATTGAAGCTAACGATAGGATATACTTATCAGAGAAACGTAGTAAGTATACTGAGGAAGAACTACATACTTTGTTTGACAAAGCTATTGAGAAGGGTAGAGTATTTATTCATGCTCATCTTGGTGCGACAGACATTGATGAGATATTCTCTAAGCTGAGATATATTATTGTCGGTTGTGAGTGTGACTGGGTTGTAGTTGACCACTTACATATGCTTGTCAATGTACTAACTGAAGGTGATGAAAGACGTGGTATTGATATGCTGATGAATAGATTACGTAGCTTGGTTGAAGAGACTGGTGTAGGTATGATACTGGTATCACACTTACGTAGAGCACAAGGTGATAGAGGACATGAAAAAGGAATACAAGTGTCCCTTTCTCACCTCAAAGGTTCTCAAGGAATAGCACAATTGTCCGATTGTGTAATTGCATTAGAGAGAAACCAACAGGCAGAGAATCCAGAGGAAGCTAACATAACTAAGGTTAGAGTCTTGAAGTCAAGGTATACTGGTGATACTGGGATGGCTTGTAGTTTAAAATATGACGTTGATACTGGACGATTACATGAAGTGACAGAGGAGGAAACATTTACAAATGAATCTTATTTTTGATATAGAAACAGATGACCTTGATGCTACTAGGATATGGTGTATTGTAGCTAAAGAGATTGATGGTAAAGTTTATAAGTTTGGACATAATCAAATAGAAGAGGCACTAGACTTATTACATAGTGCTAAGACTTTGATTGGTCATAACATTATAGGTTTTGATTTACAGATACTCAAACGTTTACATAACTTTGTGTATCGAGGTAAGATAATTGACACGCTTGTTATGTCAAGACTTTACAATCCAGTCAGAGAGAATGGACATAGTCTCAAAACTTGGGGATATAGATTAGGTATTCCTAAAGAAGAGCAACCTGACTTTGACAACTATACACCACAGATGTTAAACTATTGTGTGCAAGATGTTAAACTTAATGAAGCTGTATATAAGTTCTTACAGAAAGAAGGACTAGGTTTTAGTAAGAAGTCTTTTGACTTAGAGCAAATGACTACTGCTATTATAGCTGAACAAGAAAGGAATGGTTTTTACTTTGATAGTAAACAAGCTATGACTTTGTTAGCAGAACTAAAACAAAAGATGGCAGATGTAGAAGATGAAGTACAAAAAACATTTAAACCTAAATGGGTTGATGACAAAGAAGTTTTACCATACATTAAAAAGAATGGTGAACTTAGTAAGCGAGGACTTACTGATGAGGAGTATGTACATTGTTTAAATACACAAAACTTTCAACCCTTTACACGTCAAAAGTTAGTTGAGTTTAATCTTGGTAGTCGTAAACAAATAGGTGAGTATCTAATTGACTTCGGATGGAAGCCAGAGAGGTTTACTCCTACTGGTCAACCTATTGTTGATGAGAGTACACTTAAAAAGATTACTCATATTAAAGAAGCTAAACTTATAGCAGACTTTTTATTATACCAAAAACGTATAGCTCAAGTATCGTCTTGGATTGATGTTGTTATGGATGATAGAGTGCATGGTAAGGTTATACCGAATGGAACTATTACAGGGAGGATGACACATAGAGGTCCTAACATGGCTCAAGTTCCTAACTTAGGCAGTCCTTATGGTAAGGAGTGTCGTTCTTGTTGGACTGTACCAGAAGGTTATAAGCTAGTCGGTATTGATGCTAGTGGTTTAGAGTTGCGTATGTTAGCTCACTACATGAATGATGCTGACTACATTGAAGAGGTTGTCAATGGTGATATACATACAACCAATCAAGAACTTGCTGGACTGAAGACACGTGACCAAGCTAAGACATTTATCTATGCTTTAGTGTATGGTGCTGGTGATGCTAAGATAGGTAAGATAATTAATGGTGACATGAAGAAAGGTAAAGCATTGAAACGAAGATTCTTTGCTAACTTACCTGCATTAAAAACTTTACGTGATAGGGTACAACAAGCTGCGAACAGAGGTTTTTTAAAAGGTATTGATGGTAGAAAGATATATGTTAGAAGTCCTCATGCTGCACTTAACACCTTACTACAAGGTAGTGGTGCTATTGTAATGAAACAAGCTATGATAAATTTATATGAGTTGATTAAGTTAAATACTTATGATGCTAAGTTTGTTGCTAACATCCATGATGAATGGCAACTACAAGTCAAGGAAGCTCAAGCTGATGCTGTTGGTAGGATTGGTGTTGAGTGTATTGAGAAGGTAACAGAGCAATTCAAAATGCGATGTGAATTAACTGGTGAGTATAAGATAGGAGGTAATTGGAGTGAAACCCACTAAAGAAAATAGAAAGAAGTTTGACCTAGACTTAGAGTATGGTCAGATAAGAGAAGATAGGATAGCAGATATGCTAACTAATAAAAAGATTGAGGTCAAGTCAGAACGTGGTATGTGGATGAAGACTGGTAACATATGTATTGAGTATGAATCATATGGTAAACCATCTGGTATCTGTGCTACTGAATCAGACTATTGGTTTCATAATCTTTGTATTGATGATGACATATTCTGTACGTTTATATTTGATGTCCCTAAACTAAAACAACTGATTGATAAATTAGATTTTAAGAAGTCTGTTTGTGGTGGTGACAACAAAGCAAGTAAGATGTGGCTAGTAAATATCCAGAAACTATTTACATCTGATGTATTTAAAACATATAAAGAGCTAGAAAATGAATAAAACACTTGACAAAACTCAATTAGACAAGTATAATAAGTTTACGTCTGAGTCTGGGCATTGGTATGCTAGAGATGGAGAACCTATGTACACAATCATAGGTGCTAATGGTAAAGAAAGAAATACCACATTGAGAGATGCTAAAAGTCTTGGACTTGTCCCTTCAGTCACAACCATTCTGGGTATGGTTGCTAAACCGGCTTTAGAGAATTGGAAACTTACTCAAGCTATCAAAGCATCTGTTGATTTAGATAGAGGAGAACAAGAACCTTTTGATTCTTTTGCTTATAGATGTAAGAATGAAGCCAGACAGGTTGGTTTAAAAGCAGCCAAGCAAGGGACAAAGATACATGCTCAAATAGAAAAAGGTTTCTTAGGTAAAGCTAAGACTAAACCTTACAAACTTATTCAAGCATGGTTGGACGAAAACTTTCCTAATGAAGACTGGATAGCAGAGGATTCTTTCTGTGCTGAACAAGGTTATGGTGGTAAGATAGACTTATACTGTAAGTCAGGAATCTTTGTGGACTTTAAAACCAAAGATAACCTTGAAGGTAAAGACCCAGCTAAGTTAGTCTATGATGAACACGGTATGCAGTTATCTGCTTATGCTCAAGGTTGTCAGGTTGATGACCCTACTAGAGTTTCTATCTTTGTTGATAGAGCAGATACAAGTCTTATCCTGTATCACATTTGGGAAAAAGAATCGCATGAAAAACATAAAGAAATGTTTAATAGTATATTAAGATATTGGCAACTGGTAAAGAATTATGAATGGCAAGAAGTCTAAACTAATAAGAAGAAAAGCAGAAGGTAAACTTATTGACTGGTTAAGAACTATGATACCAGAAGGAGAGGATGCTTCTCGAATTAACAAGAAAAATCTCCATGAGTTTTTACCAGAACAAACACATATCTTTGCTAATAATAAATTTATGTTAAGTGCATATAGTTTAAGATGGTTTTACAAACAAACAAAAAAAGAATATTATGCGAAAAAAAATTAATTATAAATTTAATGAAGGTAAAATATTAAATTTAGCAAAAGAATATATTGATGAAACTTATACTCAACATTATTCTAATGGTAAGTATCAAGCTACTGATATGATTATAGATGCTGGACATGGTGAGGGTTTTGCTGTTGGTAATATTATGAAGTATGCTATGCGATATGGTAAGAAAGATAACAAACAAGCAGAACTATACAAGATAATACACTATGCTATTATTGCTTTGTATTTAGAGGAGAAAAATGGTAGAAGATAAAGTAGGAACTAAAGATTATTTAGGTATAACTATTGACTATGACAAAGAAAAAAACTTTGACAAGTTTAGTTTAGACACATTAAAAGATAGATACTTCTGGGATGGAGAGACACATGCCCAAGAAGCATTCGCAAGAGCATCAGTATTCGGTGCAACATTTAGAGGAGAAACAGATTATGAAATGGCTCAAAGACTTTATGACTACAGTTCCGATTGTTGGTTCATGTTCAGCACTCCTATACTTAGCAACGGAGGAACTACTCGTGGGCTACCTATCAGTTGTTTCCTTAATTATGTTCCTGACAGCAGGACTGGGCTATCTGCTCACTATGACGAGAACATATGGTTGGCAAGTTCAGGTGGAGGCATTGGTGGATTTTGGGGAGATGTTAGGAGTAATGGTATACCTACTGCTCATGGCTCTCGTTCTACTGGTTCAATTCCATTCATGCATGTGGTAGATTCGCAGATGTTAGCTTTCAATCAGGGCACTACAAGGCGTGGTTCTTATGCTGCTTATATGGATGTTAGTCATCCAGAGATTGAAGAGTTTATTAACATGAGAAAAGAATCTGGTGGTGATATAAATAGGAAGTGTTTAAACCTACACAATGGAGTAAATATTACTAACTCATTTCTAGATGCTGTTAAGAATGATGAAGACTGGAGATTGATTGACCCTAAAACTAATGAAGCTGTTAAGACTATCAATGCTAGAGATTTATGGTTTCAAATCATAAATGCTAGAGCAGAGACTGGTGAACCTTACATGATTAACATTGATACTTGTAATGAACATCTACCAAAGACACAACAGGATTTAGGTTTATCTATTAGACAAAGTAATTTATGTTCAGAGATAACACTTGCTACTAATGAAGAGAGAACAGCAGTATGTTGTTTATCATCTGTTAATTTAGAACACTTTGATAAATGGTCAAAAAACCCACAGTTTATTGAAGATTTAATAACCATGCTTGACAATGTGATAGAACATTACATTGAGAATGCAGTAGATACATCACAACTAGGAGGATATAGTGCAAATTTCAAAAGGTTTACAAAGTATATTAAAGAAGGTAAAGAAGGGTACGCAAAGTCTGCTTACTCTGCTTATAGAGAAAGGTCAGTTGGTCTTGGAGCAATGGGTTTCCATGCTTATCTCCAGTCTCAAAACATTGCGTTTGAAAGTATCTATGCTACTGGATTCAATCATAGAGCATTCAAGCACATCAAATCCAAAGCTATACAAGCTACTGAGAGACTTGCTGATGTGCGTGGGGAATGCCCTGATTTACACAATACAAACCGTAGGAATGCTCATCTTCTTGCTATTGCTCCTAATGCTAGTAGTGGGATTATTTGTTCTGGTACTTCTCCCAGCATCGAGCCTTTTCGTGCTAATGTATATACCCACAAAACTTTATCAGGTTCTTATCAAGTCAAGAACAAGTTCTTAGTTAAACTTTTAAAATCAAAAGGTTTAAAAGGACAAGAGTTAGAACAGACTCTGAAAGATATATCAGGTAATGATGGGTCAGTAGAGGATTTGAGTATACTAACAGATGATGAGAAGGAAGTATTTAAAACTGCTAATGAGATAAATCAGATATGGGTAGTTGAACATGCTTACAAAAGACAAGAGTTTATCTGTCAAGCACAATCAGTTAATCTATTTTTTACTTTACCAAAAGCAACAGAAGACCAAGACATACATGATGATTACATGCAGTATGTCAATGATGTACATTGGTATGGTATGAATAAATTAAAATCGCTGTATTACTTTAGGTCTAATGCAGCAAGAAACGTAGAGAATGTTAACATTAAAGTTCCAAGGATTCGTTTAGATGAGGTGGACTGTATAGCCTGTGAGGGGTAATTATGAATTGTTATCATTGTAATACAAAATTAATATGGGGTGGAGACCACGACATAGAAGATGAGAATGAAGACTACAGTATTGTTAGTAATCTTTCTTGTCCTAAGTGTGGTTCTTTTGTAGAAGTTTATTTACCAAAGGAGTAATTATGATAAAAGAAAAATTATATAATGCTTTGTATGATAGATATAAAGCAAGACAATCAGAAGCTTTGTGTAATATTCAAATGTATTTTAGAGAAGGAGTAGGTGTAGCTGACCATCCTGATTTAGTAGATACAGTTGATAAATTATTTGAAGATTACGCAGAGGCAACAGAAAATTTAAAATTATTAGAGGAGAATAAATATGAGTTTGTTGGGCAATAGAGATTATTATAAACCGTTTGAATATCCATGGATGTTTGATTACTATGTATTACAGAATCAAATGCATTGGATGCCAGAGTCTGTGCCTTTACATACAGATGTAAAAGATTGGCAAGAACTTACAGACACAGAAAAGAATTTACTAACACAGATATTTAGATTGTTTACTCAATCGGATGTCGATGTGGCTAGTGGTTATATAGATAAGTATATGCCTATCTTTAAAAAACCGGAAGCAAGAATGATGATGTCTTCTTTTGCTAACATGGAATCAATCCATCAACATGCTTACAGTTTACTACTTGATACTGTTGGTATGCCTGAATTAGAATATAAAGCATTTGCTGACTACGAAGAGATGGCAGACAAGCATGACTACGTTGGTAACTTTAAACCTAGTAAAGCTAAAAGAGAAACTATAGCAAAGACTCTTGCTGTTTATTCTGCTTTTACAGAAGGACTACAACTCTTCAGTAGCTTTGCAATCTTATTAAACTTTCCAAGGTTCGGTAGAATGAAAGGCATGGGACAGATAGTTACTTATTCTATTCGTGATGAGTCTATGCACGTTGAAGCTATGACTAAATTATTTAGAGAGTTTATTAAAGAGAACGTAGATATATGGACAGATGATTTTAAGAAAGAACTATATGACATCTGTAGAGAGATGGTAACATTAGAAGATAAGTTTTTAGATTTAGTATTTGAAATGGGTGACATACAAGGACTAACTAAAAAAGATATGTATGCTTACAATAGATACATAGCTGATAGAAGATTACTACAACTTGGTCTGAAAACTAATTATGACCAAAGAGAGAATCCTTTAGGTTGGTTAGATGAAGTAACTGGTGTCGAACATCAAAACTTTTTTGAAGGTCGTGCCACTACTTATATGAAAGCAGGACTTAGAGGTAGACAAGATAACATAACATTTGCAGGATTTGAAGAATGAAACAGAAAGAAGCAACTCTGTTAGGATATAAAGTATTATATAGTAGAACTGGTAAGTTAATTACTGAGAGAGTTTCTACAGATATTAAAGAATTAAAACCTTATTTTAGTCCAGAAGAGTATGCAACATTACAAACTGTAGTGCGTGAAGGTACAAGAAAGCTCGATGAGATACATAATTACATCGAAGCTAACCTAAATGCACGAATTATGACAGATTAGAGAAAATCGACCTCACCAGATGCTCTGTATTGCATTATCTGATAGTACCTAATGCGATAGGTATCGTAAGACTGATATTTTAATACAGAGCTTCTCCGTGCCTCTGAGAGGATTTAGCTATAATTAGCTAGATATACGTATCTTTTTAGGTTTTTCTTCCTCTGGAATGTTCTTTTCCAGTTCAATCACCAAGATACCATTAACAACTACTGCATCTTTTACTTCAACATACTCTGCTAGAGCAAATGTTTTAGTGAAGTCTTTTTCAGATATACCCTTATGGATATATTCTACTCCTTTCTTCTCATCTGTTTGTACAGCAGATACAGTAAGTGTTTTATCTTTAACCTCAACATCAATGTCTTCGACTTTAAATCCTGCCATTGCTATTTCGATTCGATATGTCTCACCTGATTTAACTATGTTATAAGGTGGATAGTTTGTTTGAGGTATTGATGCTCTTTGAAGTGTATCAAAGATTTCATCAAACCCAACTGAGAACGGACTGAATTGTCCAAATGCTTTTAAATGTGTCATATTAACTCCTTAATAAAGCAAGTTATTGAGTGCCGACCATTCGCACACTCTTACTTATATTATAGAGTCTTATTTATGTTTTGTCAAGTCTATTGTAGTATATATTTCTACTGGCTCTGCTATCCCTTTCATTACTATAGGGTCTAGTTTAATTAGAGGTATGTCTGTTTGTTGTGCAGTATTCTTAGCTATAACTATGTCTTCTCCTACAGCCTTACAACTACTCTCACATCGAGCTGCAAGATTTACATCTGCACCTATAGCAGTATAATCAAACCTATCTTCTGAACCACAGTTACCTAGCATCACGATACCCGAATTGATTCCTATACCAATTTCAATACCTAAGTCTGCTTCTTCCATCTTTTCTTTTATTTCTATAGCTGTAAGGATTGCTCTATCTTCTTGCATATCAACATCTATAGGTGCGTTAAAGATTGCCATCATCGCATCACCTATATATTTATCAACCATACCACCGTACTTCTTAACTGCATTAGCTTGTATGGTTAATGTCTTGTTCATTAACTCTGTCACCTGTTCTGGTTCTAATTGTTCTGATAAGTTTGTGAAGCCTCTGACATCAGTAAACAGCATGGTGCAGTACTTTCTCTCACCACCTAGTTTTAATAAGTCAGGATTGTCTTGTAATTGTTTTACTTGTCTTGGGTCTAAGTAATGTTCAAACTGTTTCTTTATTTGTTGTCTTAGTTTGTATTGCTCTCTAAATCTTAGATAGAATTGTTGTAATGACAAAAGTGTCATACATGTCATACTCCATGTGACATCAACTAAAAAGCCTTGTGATATTAAATAGTAACCGAGTCCACCCATCGACAGTATCAGCGTACTTGCCAATGATGCACCCATAGTAATACCAAAATGATTTATCACGAAGACGATTAAAAATCCTGAAATGCATAATAAAATAAGTTCTATAAATAATCTATAATCTGGAATCTGAGGAGAGTCTATCAAAATACTCTCAGCTAAAGCTGCTTGTATCTTGTGAGGTTCTAACAGTCCTTTTGGTGTAGCTAACTGTGGCATTACACCAGCAGCAGTTACACCAACAAAAACAAATGTACCTTCGACATCCATCTCTTCCAATGTTGTTTGTTTTGTATCTACCCAACTAATCCACTTCCTACCTAAACTATCTGTACTAATAGGTGGTAGACCTCTAGCTCTTATCATCTCTATACCATTCTCGTTGGTCTTTATCTGATAAGTGGTAGCACCGGCTAGAGTCTTTAATACTTCTGTACCAAAAGCAGCAACCCAACCATCAGGTGTTTGCTGTAGTAATGGTAATCTTCTTACAAGATTATCTACATCTACTGGAGCAGATACAGCACCTTGCGTAGCTGATTCACTTAAAGGTTTTATATTCTGTAAAAATCCTTTTGCCTTTGGTAAGTCTACGTCTGGTCCAAGAATAACAGTACCATGAGTTTCTGGGTACATACCATTGTCAAACTCTGGCATAGCTAGTACACTTGATGCATAGCTTAATACATCTGCAAATATTTTATCACCACCAAACCTATCATCTTGTGGAAATAATATTACCCAACCAACACCTAGTGCACCTTTGTTGAGTAAGTCAATATGAATACTTGCTAAGTCTTGACGAGGAAAAGGATAACCACCTTTGAGTTGTACATCTTCCTCTGTAATATTTAAAATAGTAAAATGACCTGAAGGCTCTGGTGTTTGTACTAAAGCATCAAAAGTTTTTAGTCTTAATACTTCTAATGGTGCAAAATTAAATAATAAAGGTAATGTTAGTAATCCTAGTAGTAAACTTGCGTATTTCATTAGCAAGGGACTCTTGAGCCATCAGCATAGAAGTTTATAGTACAAGAAGAAGTAGTATTAGTTATGTAAATATTTCTTACTACTGCTATACCTAAAGCTGTATTCATAAGAGTATAGCTATAAGTATTTAAATTTTCTCCAATCAATCCAGCAAATATAATTTTATGAACTACTAATTCTTCTAATGATGGTCTTTTACCTAATATACGATTAGCTTCTGATATGTTAGGATTTTTTAATCCTTCATAAGTTGTGTAAACATCTAAACCATTTAGTGTCCAATAAATAATTCTTTGCTTTCTCGTTGGAGGTTCTTTTATTTCTATAAAATTAAAGTTATCTCTAAACTTTTTTTCTAACTCTATAATCTCTTCATCTGGAATAGGTGGTAAAGTTAAATCTAACTCTGCATATAATGGACTACATAATAATCCTAGTAATAATAATCTAATCATTTTGTTTTATTGTTATGGTTGACGAGCTACCACCATTTACTATAATCTGTGTGCTCTTACCATTTTGTATTAAGATAACAGTATAAGCATTACTCTTATCTAAATCTACTCTTACTGTATTTTCTAATGCTCTAATAAAAGTTATAGTATTATCTGTAGTAAAAGTATTTATTTGTGTATCAGGGTCAAACCCTAATGTTGTACCTTTTAAATCTAAATCAGCTTGAAGTAAAGTTTCAGTCTGGTCAAGCTCATTGACATCTTGTATAATGTCAAGCAAGTCCTCTAAAAAATTTACGTCAAGGTAATTTATATCTAGCTCTGTAAATTCTAAATCATCATTAGCTAGATAGTCTATATCAAGGTCATCGAACCCCAGATAATCAACATCAAGTAAGTTATTACTACCACTTGACACACTCTCCTCACTAACATTTATATCCTCCTTTGGTGGATTAACAATCAACATATTATCTATTAACTGTAATGTTATATCTAATATTACAGGCTTAGTAGGTTCAGTTTCAAACATAGAAACTGTAGTAGCTTGATAGGGTTGATTAAGTATAACCTCACCTATTGCAGTAGCAACAACTATTTCACCACTTGGAGTACCATCATCTTTCGGTAATAGTATAATTAAACTTTCACCAAGTTCATTTACTGTTACTGTAAAATCTGTACCACGAATTGATACGTTTGCACTAGGAGTACTAATAGCAATGTTCTCTTTATTAATAGTATTTAATTTACCAGTAATAAATCTTGCTGTCCCACTTGCAAATTGCAAAGCCATCTTAGACTTTGATGGGTCAGGGTCATAGATAAACTCATCTATGAGTAACTGGGAATGTTCTGTTAATCTAACCCTAGTATCATTAAGAAATGTTATACCAATCCTACCATTAGTAGTCTCAACATTATCATAACTTTCAATATCAAAAGATAAGGCAGCATCATAAGGTACATCCCTTACAATCCTGCCTATGCCTTTGAGTTCTGTTACGCTTCCAATACTAGCATCCGACTGCAGAGCCATTGTCATCTTGGATAACACACACGCTGCCAGAATCGCCATTTGAAATAATCTTGAGCCAATCACTTGCTAAAGTACTCTTTTGTTGTATATTAAAGGTTCTTGAATTACCTGTTTGGTCTAAGTAAAAATAACCATCAGCATATCCATCACCATCATAATCTACAGTATTACTATCTCCATCTATGTCTACATAAGAAAAAGCACCATCAACATCTATATCAAATGTTAATGTATTGCTACTTCCGTTGATAATCCAATCTAAATCTGTGTTACTTGCTAAAGCACTTGTAGCTAGATTTAGCTCAAATGTGTTACTGTCACCAGTAGCTTGTACATTTAAGTTAGAACCATCAGCACCATAGGTATCAGTAGGGTCAACCTGAATAGTAAATGCATTTGAGTTGCCATCAAAGTTAAAGTAACCAACAATATTATCCCCTAGTATATCACCAAGAAATGTATTACTGTCACCTATTTGATTGATGTCAAGAGTCAAAGAAGAACCATCCAAATCTAATGGATTAAGACTTCCAGCAGTAGATTCTAGCCCACCTATAATGTTGCTTGAACCAAGTTGCTCTAAGTCTATATTAGCAGTATCACCTGATTGGTCTATATATATTTCGTTGTCATCCCCGTACAATGATGCACTCGACATCAGCACAAGGGTCATCAATTTTAATGTATTCATATTCCCAATACCCTCTTTCTATTCCTATTTCTATTAAATTAAAAACTGCTGTCTCTACTGCCTTTTGCAAAGCAATAGAGCCAACCTCGTTCTCAGCGATGCCTCCTTCTATTTCTACCAGTTCAGTACCAGCTTCAATAAACCGGAAGACATCTTGAGATACACTTGTAGATAAAATATTTTTAGACACCGTAGTCTCTAATAATATCTCACCTGTTGACACAGAAACTAATCGCAATGATATAGTTACTACGTCTTCTCGGTACTGCTTAGTGTTACCTATTCCTAGATAACGAGCACCAAGACCACCAGATTGAATGTTTGTGTCATAACTTATAACTCCACCTTGTACTATAAGACCAGCAAATAGTAAGGGTTGTAGTTTCAAGTCTTCCTCAAAGTTCTCTCTGGTTGACCGGATTAGTTGTCGTTCTTTAGTAAGATTATCTAACCCTACCCTTTCGACAACTCTAAAAAATTCACCATTAGCAGCATGTTTTAAAGCTCTGATAAGCAATGCTTCTGGAGCTTGGGTAACTGCTGTACTAAATAAAGCAAAGCTACTGTTACTCTTTCTTTGCCCTGTTAAGTCTTGAAAACTGTTAGCATATACTGCTATAATTGGTTTAATTTTTGCAGGAGGTAAATCAGCTAACTCTTGAGATTGTAACTCTAATACGTTAGCAGGTTCTATATTTTGTGTTAAAACTAAATCTGTATTTTTACTTAATACTGCACAACCACTAAAAGCTGAAATCGCCAATAGGCAACTCAATAATTGTTTCATTCCCGTCACTATCTACAATCCTTAATGTTATAATTCCATCTTCAATACTATACTCAATAGTATTACCTTCTAATTCTAATATGCCACTTGTACTTGGAGTTTCACCAAATAAATTTTCTACTAGCTGTCTTGATAGCTGTGCGTATATTCTAGACTCTAGGTTTCTTATAAACCTTGCTAGTGTAGTGTTTTTTTTATCTCTTTCTATTTGTTCTTGGATAGCTTTTAATTCTTCTTTGATAGTCATCTTTCTTGAGAACTCTTGGTTTTCTATGGTAAGCCAATGTGCAGAAGTACCTATCCCACTAAAACTGGGATTCTTAAATTGATGTACCATTTCATCAGCTTTTATATCTGTTACTGCAAATAGTGCTAATAAAAATATACTTACTAATGTTGCCATTTCAATCCTTTCTTTGGTCATCTCTTTCTGCCTTTGCTATCTTTTCTATATCAATTAAATTTGGGACACCTAACAAAGTCTTTAACAATACATCTTGTCTAATACTTTGATTGTCCATTGCTCTTACTCTATCAATTAAACTTACAATAATACCATATTGACTATCAAGTTTAGTTGACACCCTTTCTTCCATAGTGTCTAATGCAGTCTGCACTTTATCATCTAAGGTATCTAGTTTAGTTTCCATACCATCAATAATTCTATTGATAAGTTTCCAAACAAAAACACCTAGTCCTAAAGCTGCTGCAATAGGAAACCCTAACTCAGTTATTAATGCTACTGCCGACTCCATTAGTCTTGCTTATTAGAAGCTCCAAAGTAAAAACTAATAACAGCACTTGCTAAACCACCAAGATAACCTAATACTAGGTTTATTAGAGCCTCACTATTTTGCTCTGGTGGTTGTAGTGTTACTAAGAATATATAAGCTAAGAATCCACCTACTGTGGCTACACCCATAATTCTAGCTGTCCAGTCTTTTGAAAACTTACTTCTAGCATCTTGAGTATCAGCTACTTCTAGTTTAAATACATCAACATCTAGTTCTTTCATTTGTACTTCAAAAGCTTGTTCAGCTTTTTTAAGTTCTAGCATTTGTTCTGGTGTAGCTTCTGCTATACCCTTCTCTATTGCTTTAGGATTGTTAGGTACACCTAAAACTTCTGCTATCATATTAGCAGCCATACCACCCATAGGACCACCTAAAGCAGTACCTAGTGTTGGAGCTACAGCACCTACTACGTTTTTTAATAAATTTTTCATAATATATCCTTATATAATA